TGTGTCTAATGGTATACCAAACTGAAGTGCTGTAAGTCCTTTTAGTCCTAATGCTTCTTCACTATTAGATGTAACTAACATTGCACCTATTTTCTTAGCATTCTTAAAGTTTTTAACATTGTTTAAGAACTCTCTAGAATTTTTAACATGCTGTGGAGCATTAGCACGATTCTGAACATTCTCAGATTCACTAGTACCAGATATAAAGAAGTCTTGCCAAGATTTTAAATAACTCTCATCATCTTTTACAATAGCTTCTGATGTTGTAGTGTTTGTAGGAATAGGTGTAGCAATCTCTCCAGAATTAAGCTCTGCTTTATCCTGTTGTCTATCCACCTCATTCTTAGTGACAAGCATTGCTTGTTCTTCTTTTTCTAAAGCAGCATTCTTTTCTTTTACAGATTTGTATGTTTCATCTATGTTGTTTGTTATAACAGCAACAACTTCATTCAATAAGTTTTCATTATTGGTACCAAACAATCTTCTGAAGAATGTTTTTAATGAATTAACAAATGTATCCCATGTAGAAGTTTGTGTATTCTTATATGGAACAGTTTGTAAATATCTTTGGAACTCTCTATTAGACAATGCTTCTGTTGCAAACTCATAGATATTTTTGAATGCATAATATTCACCATTTTTAATTAATCCAGCTTCAGCATATTTATTAGGATCATTCTTAAAGGTTTCTTGTACAAACTTGAATAATGGATCTAACTCTTTAAAGAACTGTCCGTTTGTATCGGACAATCCATATACAGTTAAGTCATGTCCTATCTCATGTAGTAACACATGTTCTACAGGAAGACTACCAGCTTCATAATCATCAGCATTATCCTCATAGTTAATACTACTTACAGCAGATTCTGGACCTAATGTTCCTCCTCTAGAAACTCCAGCACTAGCTAATGTTCTATCACCTAGAATAATTTTACTGTCTCTACTAGTAAAGTTTAAGAAAGCTGCTGCTAATTGTTTTTCAAGAACAGTAGCATAAGGTGACTCAGCAATCTTCTCTAACACTTCATACTTACTTTTCTCTCCTTCGCCATACTGATTTATAAGATCAGAATAAGTTCTCTTATCTGATTTAAACTTATCTCTACTCTTAGAGAAGTAATCACTTTTTACTGGAGTGGTAGTCCTTGTCTTCTTTCCTTCTGGTGTAAGTTCTTCTTTCTCTCCTGTGTATGAATAGTTCTGTGGATTGTTTTTAAGATCATTAAATTCATTAACAAATAGCTGTCTTCTTTTAGAAAGCTCAACTACATCTTTTAATTCTTGTTTAACAAGATCTGTATCTATTCTATCTGATGCTTGTTCATCTATATTATATAGCACCTTAGCAAGGCTCACTGATGTATCATTAGATAGTTCATCGTTCACAACATCCTGTGCAGGAATATTTGCTCTTAGAAGTCTTGCAGACACTTGAGGAATACGTATATCATAATCAGCTATCTTAGCAGCTGCATATACCATCTTATCAATAATTAATGGAGAGTACTTTCTCATTTGATTACCTGATGCATCAAGGTATGTACTACCATCTGCATCTTGTAACACAGCACCACTATACATAAGATTTAAAGACTTATATAATTCTTGTGTGTTCTTTGCTGTATTTTCAAATGAGTTTAATCTTTTTTGAAATGATTCAACTGTATCATTAATGTTAGCTATTCCTTGTTCTTTCAAATCACTAAGTCCATTGTTAGACATAGCTGATTGTCTAAGATCTTTAACATCATCCATGATCATGTCAAATCTTCCAAACTTAATACGTGGAGCAAGATATGTATGTAACATATCTGCATTAAGATCTCTAGCTTCTAATTCATCTCCTTGAATAGTAGCATCTTGTTGTTGTTTTTGAAGAGTGACAAATCTATCTACAGCTTCAAGTTTTTCTTTGAATGCATCTCTAAATGTAGGAGCATTGTTAAGCTCACCAATAAATCTTTCAGTGTTAGACTTTGTAGCTTTATCTCTTGCAAGTTGTCCTTGAGGTCCAAATGTTTGCATTAATCCTCCAGTGATACCACCAAGGATTCCACTCTCAATACCTTCTTTTGAAGTGAATGCTCCAACACCTTTACCCTCTTTATCTTTACCAACCATTCCATATAAGAAGCCATCTGTAAATGTACTAGCTTCCTTACCATTGTATCCTTTATTGAAATAGTTTTGTGTACCCACTTGTAAAGCAAATTGTCCAATCTCTTGTCCAGCTTCTTTAGGATCGAATGCATACTTAGCCACTCTAGCACCTTTTTCATAAAGTTTACCAAACCTACTTGTTGCACCAGGTACTGCTGCATATTTACTTTCTTTCAGCAATACATCATCAACGGTTCCTAATAAACTATTAGCAGCTTGTTTTTCAGCAGCATAAGAACTTCCTATTAATTTAGGAAGCTGTGCATATTCTGTAACACTTAATAGTGCTAAGTTTCCTAGGAAAGAAGTTTTACCTACTGCTTCAGCTGTTGTATTTATTTGTGCTAGATCAGAACCTTTAGGTTCTTCACCAAAATGTTCTTCTTTATATTGTTTAATTAAATTATTTCTAAATTCATTTGATGTTTGCAATGCTTCAAAAGAAGCTTCACCTGCAGATGAATAAGCAGCTATAGCTGTTCTTCTAGCTGTATCTTGAAAACCAGCAATAGCATTTGTTGTTTTAGATATATTTAAAATAGCAGATTCTCTAGCTGTAAGATCAGCAATAGATGAAATGTTACTTTTAAGAATTTCTGCAGCTTCAATGTTTTGAGCTCTAGAAAAAGCTCTTGCTGTATTTCTTAATAAGGGAGTGAATATTTTAAATGCTTGTGATGATTCAGCAGCTAAAGCAGCCTCTGCTGAGAATGCTCCAATCCCTGCACCTGCAGCACCTAATATACCATTAGCTATATTACCAGACACCATTGCACCAACAGCAAATCCAGCATTCTTAATTAGTTTATCAAATAAGAAATTTGTTGTCATCCAGTTATCTGTAGAATACCAAGATGCATTTTTTTCATTATCAGTATAATAGTTTGGTAGATAGTTTTGATCCACCTCATTATTATATTCATCTAGTTTTTGCATAATAGGATTATCCCATATGTCAGCCATTCTTCCTGTAGCCATAGCTGAGGCAGAACCATATAACATACCAAAGCTTCCTGCAACAGTAGTAGCTGCAAGATTAGCACCTTTTAATATACCATTAGCAGCTTGTGAATACCATGCTTGTGCGTTAGCATTCTGATCTTCAATATCAACAATGTCACGAGCAAACATATCATATCTCCTATTCTCATATAATTCATTTGCTGTAACAGTAGAAAGTAAACCTTTACCTATTATTGGACCATTACCAAATATAGCATCACCATTGTCTCTTCCTGATAAATCTGTAGATATCGATGGGAATGCAGAATAATTATTTGGGGCAGGAGTAGATGGACTTGGTAGATCAGGAAGTTTCAGATCTGGATTTATAAGGATTGGATTAAGGTTTTTAAAATCTGGCATAATTATTTATTATAATTAGTAGTCTATTTTAGAAAAATCATAATTAGGATAAGCTTGTTGAAGTGTTTTCATTAACACTTCATCATTCAATCGATTCAAGTTTTGTTTACCTTGGTCATATCCAACTCTAGATAGTTTATCTTCTCCTGAAAGTTCAAAGCGAACATATTTATCATCTTTTTGTTTAACATATATTGTTGGAATAAATAATCCTGAACCACTAGTATCTTCTTCTAAGTTTGCTGTTACTTGTAATTTTTTGATTCCTGGGAAATCTCCAAATCGTTTTTGCATTATAGCTTTAGTTGCATAGTTACTTCCAAGTATATCACTCTTACCTTTACCTATTGCAAATCTAGTAGACTCTTGTACGTTATCATTTACATACTTATCTCCTAGATATGCTCTAACTTGTGAACCATTAACTTTAAATCTTTGTGGTTCACCATCATCTAATGCTGAATTTTTTAATTGTATTTCATATTTGTCCCCATCCTGCACAACCATGATTTTTGTATTTTTTATATTTGCATCTGTAAGATATGACATTGATGTCTCATAGCTATACTTATCATCTGTTTCAATTTTTTTATTTTTTCCAGCTTCAACTAATTGATTAACACCATCAAGCATGTTAGATGGTATCTCCCCTTTGGAATTTTTAGAAACAAATTTTATACGTGGAACAAATGCATTTGCAGAAGCTCCCATTTTTTCCATATATATCTTTTCAGATTTATCATATGACTGTCTTATGTCATTTGCAGCATATACATGAGGTCTAGTTATTTTATCAATAGCTTCTCTATCAGATAGAGTAGATGTAGGATAACCTGTAAGTCCACTTGATACTAATTGACCATTTTGATATTTACCAAACATACCTTTTCCATATATTGCTTCAGCATATTTCAATTGTTTAGGATTAAGTTTACCTGTATCAATAACAGTTCTTTCAACTAAGTGCCCTTCATTGTCTCTCATTTTAATTTTAGTCTCTGCTAATTTAACATCAACCACTTCTCTTGCACTTAGACTTAGTCTCTCACCTCGATGTGTAAAGTTAAGACCTGACTTACCTTGTAAACTTTTATTAATTATACCTGCAACACCAGCTTCTTGTTCAGACTCAGCTCTAGTTTTTGTTTCAAACTCACGTAATTGTGAAACATAGTTTTGATTCTTAGCTATGCTCATTATATCTTTAATAGCATTTGCTGGAACATTAGCTTTAGAAACAACACCTTGTGCATTATTCCAACTAGTCAACATTGCATTAATTTTTGTTTCATCATAACCTTTATCATTCAATGCTTTTTTAGTTGATGCAATTGAACTATCAACAGATGTAACATGAGCAGTAAATAATTCTTGACCTCTATTTGCATTATCTGTTGCATTACCAAGATCAGTCCAAGGAGCATCTACTCCATAAAGCTCAGCTTTCTTTAATGCATTTTCTTCAGCCTTTAATCCAATTTCACTTCTCTTAAGATCTAACTCAGCCTGTTTGAATTGTGAATTAACACCAAACTCATAACGTTGTCTGTTCTCAATTTGTTGTTTAAGTTTCATATCAGCTACCCAATTCTCTTGTTCTTTGTAAGGATTGGTTACAGCTTCTTCTTCTTGAGAACTCCATTTAAAAGCATTTGCAAACTCTTTAACAAACCCATCTTTATATATATTATATTTTACTGCATCAGGATTACTCCTAGCATCTTCAATATTTTTATAGAAGTTTTCATCTAATGTACCAGGTTTACCATCACTACCTAACTTTTCTTTGTATTGTTCAATTTGATCATCAATATCATTTAACTTAGTAGGATCTGTAGTTATAGCTCTTCTTGTTTCTAATATACTTAAAGCATTGACTGCTTCATTTTTTTGTGTAGTGTAATCTGTTTTAGCTCTCTCTGCAAGTTGTTCAAACCCTGCTCCTCTAAACTCATACTTAGCATCAATTTTTAATTGATTTAAATCATCTGGACTCATTGTTGCAGCCAATGCTTGAGCAATTTTTTGTTCACTAACACCTTCAATCTTATATCGTTTCATTGCATCTGCATAGAACCTAGTATCCATCTTACCATTAGCATCCACTTTAAAAGGAATGTCATACTTAACAAGATCAGGGTGCAAAGCTTTAATTGTTTCCATTGCTTTCTTTTTAACATCTGTATACTGTGTATACCTATCTCTAAAAGAAGCATCTAACTTTGTAGAGTTTAACCATTTAGAGGCTTTATCATTAAAGTCATATATATTAGATTGTGATGATTTCCCTTCAGCTATAGCCTTCTCCATGTCTGCAGATTGTTTTCTATACCAAGCAGTTGATGATACAGCATTCTGTACAATACCATCTTTAACAATCTGATTAGTCATTCCATTAACAGAGTTAACCAATTGAAAATTAGAGAAGTCACCAGCAGCAACACCTCTAAGATCATTACCTAGTTGATTAAGTTTAGATTGTAGATATTGTTTTTGAGTATTGTTAGCAATATCTAATCCTGCAACATTGTCAATATTTGTTTGAATCTTTTGTATGCCATCATCATATTGCTTCTGTTTGTACATACCAACTTGAACCATTGCATCAACAGGAAGCTGTGCAACATAGGGGCTAAAGGTTGGTATTTTATCTGTCCATGAGGCCATAGTCTTTATTTTTATTCATGTAGTGTGTACATGGGGTTAGCAAATGTAATACGAATTATTAGAATTACCAAAATTAATAATCAATTCTGGTAATTCTTTATAATTAAATTAGTTATAAATTTTTAATAGCTTTCACTATTGATCCATTTCTAGAATTCTTTTTGGTCTTTGTTTGTACATTAGGGTTTATTCCTGGTGTAGCCAATGAAGGTAGTGCTTGAGGATTATTTTCTAGTTCTGCTGCAGCTATTTCTTCTGGAGTTCTTACTCGCAATTGATAACGAACTATATTGCCCTTATCATCAAGTACAGGAACTTGTTCTTGTGTAACTTTTCCAGTACCAACCTCAGGAATATTTGCTTGAAATAATGGATTCATATTGATTGCTCTTCCTTTGTTATCATATCTATATTTGTATAGATTCTCATAGATACCAAGAGTTCTATTTTCAAGTTTGTTCTTAGCCATTTTATCAGAGATAGAATTAATGGCAGCTTGTGCTGTTGCTTTAGTATTAGATAAAGCTTCTGCTTGTCTTTCATATTGCTTATCTAATATACCTAAGTTTGCAAGCTTAGCTTGATTAAGAGTATTTCTATTACCAGTGTACACTTGATCTTTCATTGCTTGGTTAGCTCTGAATTGTTCAGCTAACACTTTACTATTAGCTTGATACTTCTGAGCATTCAAGTTAGCTAGAGCTGCAGGATTGTATCCCATCATTCTTTGTGCTGCATTATAATCTGCTTGATTCTCATTCAATTGATCTTGATACGATATATCATAAGGAACACCAATCTCTGGTTTATATAACTGAGCTTGTACAGGGTCTAATTGATTACTAGACATAGCATACATCTCTCCCATTAATTGATTATAATCAAATGGTTCTTGATCACTAGGTCTTAAATATTCAAGTGCTTGATTTCCATAATCAATCCATTTGTTTCTTTTATAAGGAACAGGAGTGGTAGGTACTTCATTAACCGTTGCAACTTCTTGAGCATCATAACCTGGTTCCTCTTCTTTAACATCTTCTATATTAGCACTTACAAATTGTTTTCCAACCCATTTCGTTTTACCATTTTCTTTTGGCAGTTTTGTTTTAGGATCAATTTCATCTGATAACATTCGAGCTTTTGATCCTCTTTTCTCAGATTCAATATTAAATGCTTGTCTATATTTATCTACATCCTCTTGTTTCTTTGGATCAAATCCAGTCCAATCATACCATTTATTTTTTTCTTTATATGCTTTGAATTGTTCTGGTGTAACACCACCATATAATCCAGTTTCTTTATCTGCAGATTGCTTAGGAATATAATCCATAGCACTAGCAGATTTCTTTTCTGTTACAGTTTTTTTCTTTCCTTCTTTTGGTTTATACCAATTACCATTAGCATCCTGTACAAAGCCTGCTGCTTTAGCTGCTTTTGTAGATGTAAACTCTGTAGGTTTAGCAGTGGTTTTTTCTGTTGTGGTAGTTGCACCATCTGCAGCTTTTCTTATTGCATCTCCCCATCTAGCTTCTCTTGTTTCCATAGCTTTTTCATCTATTTTAATTTTACCTCTAGCAAGATCATCAGCAACTAATCCATTTTCTTCTGCTGTATCATTGATAGCATTCTGTAAGTCTGCAGCTTTTATTTTCTTATCAGCAATATCTTTAAGTTTCATATTAGATCCATTGATGTTTGCTTGAAGAGAAGATAATTTTAATCTATCAAAACTTGAAGATACATCTAATGCATTTAATTCATTTGTAGATTTCTCTATAGACTTGTTATACTTAGCTTCTGATTTTGATAAATCATTAACATAGTTTTTAAACTTCTTACCCTTAGCATTTTTATCTCCTAATAGATCTATGTATTGATCAGGTATCTGTAAGTTACCAAATACAACACCAGACTTTTGTGCTTCTCCTGTTTGAGGATCTAACTGTCCACCTTCTTCTAATTCAACCATAGGCTCTCCTCTTTCAACTTCTACTGGATTACCACCATAGGTAACACCAATTCCTGTTTCTCCATTAGGAGATCTTTCTTCATGACTCTTACCTCTAAACATAACTGTCTCTCCAGATCCTGGTAGATAAGGATTATATGAAATAGTTTCAGCTCCTCCACCCCAATGTGTTTCTAACTCTCCACCTAGTCCATATGATTTAACTCCTCCACCATTTCTATAAGTTTGCATAGCTCTTTCACTAGGAGCAGTGTATTCTTTTAAATGTCCACCAGCTCTAAACTTATGTGCATAGTCAGCAAAGTCATCAGCATTGTGATCACCAAACATAGCGATCACTTGTGGATTATATTCAGGATTTAAATAACCACCATCTCTCAAATGTGATGCATATCCAGCTTGTATGCCAGGAGCCATTTGATTGTATGCTTGATTTTGAATATTTTTTTGCGTAGCCTCATTTTTCTTTTTAATATCTTTGGCATTTGTATCCACTGCATTTCCTATCATACCTCCTGCAAATTCTCCAATTGCTCCACCTACTGGTCCCCAAATACTACCTATTGCTTTACCTGCAGTGCCACCAATTTTTCCACCAGCATTTTGACCACCCATCATACCTTGTCCTATTCCTGTAGCTTGAGTTGATATTGCTCCCCAAGGACTTCCTCCTTCACCAGCTCCAGAGAATCCACTTCCTCCACCATTCATTGAATTTGACCATCTATCCATTCCATTTTGTGCTTTAGGAATACCACCACCATAGTAAAATGATTTTTGTTGATTCTCATCAATCAAAGGAGAGTATTCAAGATCATCATATATAGAATTACCATCACCATATGTATTCTGTATCTCTGTAGGATTACCTCCTATTGATCCACCACTTTGTAATCTAAGACCATTTCTAGCAAGTACGTTTGTACCTACACCATATACAGGAAAGAATGCTTCACCAGTATTTGCTACATCTTCAGGACGTACATATTTTCTTTCTTTCTGTTCAGGTCTAGTTGTAGAAGCTTTTAATGTAAGAGCACTTAATTGTTTCATTTGCTCTGCACGTTTAACTGCTTCTTGTTCTTCTTTTAATGCATCTATCCCTTCAATGATTCCACCTAATGGTCCCATCATTTTAGTTAATCCTCCAAGTTTACTTGAAAGACCTTTGTCTTCTTGTGGAGCACCTCTAAGATCTTGTTCTGTAGGCATTGGTGCACTTGGACCTGGTTGTTGAGGAGTTTTTGCTAACCCTGCAGGTTGTAAATTACTTTGAACTCCTTGTACTGGTTGTTGTTGAGGACCAGCATAAGTTTGCTGAGGTTGTTGAGGTTGTTGATAGTTTGTTTGAAATCCTGTTTGATTATTTTGATACCATTCAGGAACAGCACCAAGTGTTTGACCACCTTGTGCTTTAGGAATACTAGTTCCATACTTAGCTCCACCACCAAACATACCTCCAAGCATTTCCATGAATCCTCCACCACCTTCTCCTCCACCACCTTCACCACCAAACATGCTCATGATGCCATCCATTCCACCACCACTACCACCTTCTTCACCTTCTCCACCCATCATGCCCATCATACTTCCCATATCCATTCCACCACCACCACCACCTTTTGGTTGTGATGCAGCAGCTTGTTGAATAGCTAATTGTCTTTTTTGTCTTTCTTCATCTGTGGATCCTGTGACCATCTTATCTGAATCATTATATGAATCACTAAAGCTAATCATCTTAGGAGCAGCATTAGTGTCTCCACCTATATAGGTTCCAAACTGAGCTTTCTTAAAAGCTTTACCATGTTGTTTCATGAATGCTTCCTCTGAAGGATATTTCTTGTAGAACTCCTTTTCAGATTTAACTCCTGCTATTTTTAAAATTTGTGCCTTCATATTAATTGTATTTGTTTAGCCAGCCTCCTGGTTGTGGTTTATTATAATTTGTAAAGTTAGTTAGATTATCTAGATTCTGCAAACCTTTTTGTTCTTGCCTTAATCCATTTTGAGCCATAGGATATTCTGTTACCTTCTTACCCTTAAACTTATAATTCTTTCCTGGCTTCATTAGTTTTGTATCCCCTGTATCAGATACACCAAGGACATCATAAGGAACTCCTTGCATTGTTATATCATTAGAATTGATTTCTGTTATCTCTCCTGGATGATCCCATTGTCCTCTATCATCTTTAATAACTTCTTTATCTTCATATTTAGATAACCAAGATCCATTCTTACTAATACTCTTAGGTTTAAAATCTAATCCATTCTGATAGTATTGCATCTCTTTACCATTCTGTGCACTAGCCATTGTTTTCTTTGCATACTTCCCATTACTAGGAGCAGGAGATTGTGTACGTGCATATGAGAAACCTACAGCTCCTGGAATAGAAGCACCCATCTGTGCTTCAGGAACATAGTTAACTGGATAGACTTCTCCACCCATTTGAAACTGTCCACCCCATGCAGGAGAATAATCTCTACCTTTCATAGAATATCCTTCTCCTTCATATCCTTCAGGAACAGATGTTTCTGAATCATTGTAGTTATCTAACCATCCTCCGTTTTCTAATTGATCTTTACGATTAGTATTAAAATATTTAATAACTTTTTCTTTATCTATCAACGAAGGTTTCTCAAATAAAGAACCAACATCATCATATAATTTTTTAAATCCTCCTGACCAATCAACACTTTCTTGTATTTTTTTCATTTGTTCAGGTGTAGCTCTTTTACCTTTTAAAACAGCTTTCATTTTTTCTTTTTCCTTTTTTGGAGTCTTAGGTAAATACTCATCTGTAACAGCTTCAAAAGATTTACCTGCAGTTCCAGGAATTAAAGCACCTAACATATTTGGAAGAATCTTCATAGGATCTCCCTCTCCAAAAGCATCTATTACATTATATGCATCATAAGCAGTTTCTACTCCAGGAAATTGATCAAGAACCATCCCTATTCCAGTAGTACCTGCAACTTTTTTAGCAACTTTTTTAGCTCTATCTATTTCTGTTTCTGTTTTTGGTGGTACTACTTTTCCAACTTGAGCTTGTAATATATCACCACCATTCTTCATGTTGTTAGAATTATCTCTACCACACTCATGACATATGTACATATCTTTCTTACTAGAATCAGATTTGTTCCATGACCATCCACATGTGCATTTTACTTTACCACTACTCATTACTTATAAGATATTTGTGCAGGTGTTACTATGAATTGAGACACTAGATGCGTTGTTGATGTGTTATCTAGTATATGTCTTACTTTTAATTCTTTTGCTCTTAGCGTTGCTTTCTTAAAGCTTCTAGGACCATAGTCCATATTCTCTTGATTCACCACCTTATCAATAGAAAGACTTTCACAAGTTGTTCTAAATAATGGAACCTGAGAACTTTTCTCTGTAGCCCAGAATGTATTATACTGATAGAAGTTATCACTCTTAGTGTAAGTGATAGTTTTGCTCTCAGCATTGAATATAGGATATTGCAAGTAAGCCTTTAAGTTATGAAGAGGTTTAGCTACAAGCTCTAGTATTCCAGAACTCTGTTGTCCATTATATAAGACAGCTTTGTTAAACCATTTATCATTTGTTTCTATTCTTGTGTTGTCATTAAACACACCATCTTGTATAGGATAATATTCATATGCCTTAGTATAGTCTTTTACATTCTGCAAGATCTCGTCTTGGAAATTATAAGTAAATGGATACTCAATGATATAAGGATCTATTTTTCCATAGAATGTATTATAAAGTCTTATGTTAGTTAAGTGTCTCCATATACAAGCTGTAGTAGTTTGTATATATCCTGCCTCAGCATATTCTATAATATCAAATGTAGTTAGAGAATAGCTCTTTATAAATTTACAGTTTCCTGTAGATTCAATTACAATAATACTAACGTCATCATTCACTACATAACTAACTCCCCTAACCAATGTTTTCTTAGGTACATCTATAGCAATAACATTACCAAACTGATCGCTGATATTAAATGGTCCAACACTTGGTCCAGATATTGTTAATTTTATTGTTATAATCTTTGACATATTTTAATATTTAAGGAAGGGTTGTAGTAGTTGTAGTTGTTGGTTGACAACCTGCAGTGCTTGTACATAAAGTTATTCCACCTGTAATTGCTACTGAACTACCTGCTGTACATGCTGATGTAACTGAATTCTCTTTTGCACATATATAAATTGTATTATTTGATACAACTTGAGTCTGTGATACATTTGAATAATCAATCCAACTAATCTGACAAGTATTTGTTACTTGTACTCTATAGCAAAAATGTTCAATAAGAGCAGTGGTACTAGTTGTAGTGGTAAGATTTCCATTATCTGTTAATGAACATATCACACATGCATTTGACTGAGCAGCTGAATTAGGAACTATTCCAAGTACACTTGTAAATATCAATTCATAAGGAGCAGCTGAATTAACTATATAAATATCTCCATTAGTATCTGTAACAAATGTACTACAGTTACATGAGAAAAGAGAAGTAGGCACTACTGATCCAAGATCTATATCAAGATCTATAACATATGTTGCATAATCATACTGAGTAAGATAGTATGTTGATGTAACTGAATCCTGATTAAGTATTAATAGTTTATTAGAACTTGCATACAATGGATTACTTACAGCAACTCTATCTGTTTGTAATGTAAAGATAGTTGTTGAAACTGCAGTGGCAGTTGTAATATCTAATTGAACCACTTCTTGAGGACTTGTTGATGAATCTACAGCAATCAATACTGTATTACTCAATGATGATATACCAGAAGCAGTTGTAAATCCTACAGGAAGTGCTACGTTTCTACTGAACACTGCACTGAAAGGACTTGTTGTAATATTCCATTCTTTAATTTGAGTGCTTATAGAAAAAAGTTTATCTGATGTTAATTCTATTCCATAAGAGCTTGTATATCCTGGCACTGATAATGTACTTAAAGATCCATCTGTATTAAGAAGAGTTATTACATTTCCTTCACTAAATATTATTCCACAACATGTTGGAATACCAGGAACTAATGTAGTTGTTGAAGTGGTTGTTCCAGTTTGACAACTTGAAATTTCTGTAACAATTCCACCCACTACATGATATGCAAATTCTTCTGCCTCACTTTCATCTGTAAAATACCAACCATCAGGAGCTAATGTACAATCTGTACTTACACCATAATAAACTGTATCTCCAATTAAAAGATTTGCTGCATTAACTGAGAAACCAGTCATGGTTACAGAAGTAGAAGCTGTAAATGTAATTGCAGCACAAGCTTCCGAAAGACTTCCTGTAGAAACAACTGGAGGATCAGTACCTACTTGGTATCCAGTATAGAATCCATATAGGTTTAATCCAGCAGGTCTAGAACATATAGTTGTTGTAGTTGTGGTAGGAGGAGGAGGTACAGTGATCACACCTGTTCCTGCTAGACCACAAGATAATACAGTGGTTGTTGTAGTAGTTGTTGGAACACCTGTAGTAGAAGTGGTGGTAGTTGTTGGAACACCTGTTGTACTAGTAGTGGTTGTAGCAGGAATTAAATTTCCAACTAATGCTTCAAAACTAACATCATCACAACATCCATTGATTCCTGAATAAAAGAAATTATTTTCTCCTATATAGAAATTAGGAATGTAACTATGAAAGCTTACCCAACTCTTAGTATTGAAATTAAATGATATTGTCCAAGATTTATTACAGAAGTAATCAGGATCTGTTACATACACTTGTGTTCTTAATACAACACCATTAACTAAATCTTCTACATAGAACTCTTGTGATATAGGATCATATACAACATCTGTATCAACAGGAATGTAATCTAACTTAGTAAGAATAACTCTATCAAATTTACTATCGTATACACCATGAAGTCCTATACCAGTAAAGTTATTATCTGTATTAACCTTTGGAAAATATCTTAATATTTCAAACGCTAAGTGGTCTGTAAAGAATCTATTCATACCACTGCCAAATGCAGAAAGATCTACAGCTTGTGTTCCAGAAATTAAGAACACTTGTCCTCTCTTAGCATCTACTGTAACCTGTCCTTGAGGAATCTTTAATAACATTTTATTCTGACTTCCTACATATCCAAGATCTGTTTCAGCAAAGTCAATAGGAGGTGCTCCTGCAAATAAATTAGGATTACCTAAATATGCAGCTTGTGGGTTACTTGTGTTAACTGTCAATAAGTTATTGTACATTAAAGATTTGTTTTCAAATCTAGCAAGTACAGCTTTATTCTGAATACCATCTAATGATATAAGTCCTCCATAATTCTGAGGGAAATCATAATATGACAATGCTCTATAAGTTAACCAGTTGTTAACTCTATTATCAGCATCTACAATTTGTGAATCAGAATAGATTGCTCTAAATGGATAATATGTATAACAAAATTGACTAGTCCAGTCTGCAGGTAAATGTGTAAATGTATTCTCTTTATTCTGTTTAGAGAATGTTACATTGTATGTATATGTATTATCATTTGCTATAGATACAAAATCTTCTTGCACCCATTCATCAGGAATACCTGTTGATACATGTGGCCAGTAATCTCCTTCTCTATTATTGAATGCTTGTCTAAGATCTAAATTGTAAGAACTCTCACAATAAAAGTTAGGAATACCATATGCAAACAAATAGAAGAATCCATCATAGAATGTTCTATTTGAACCACTAGGTGCATTCATTACACCTGTAACAGGATTATAATTAGGACAATCAAAGTTATTAGCTTTATATGAAATAAGGTTTGACATCACTACACCACCAACTGTATAATCTTTCAATATAGATCTAGCAGAGTGCCAGTATTTTGGATAGGCTATGTTACCTATTTCATCATAGAATATGTCTGAATCATCAGGAGCGTTAACTCTGTTATCTATAAAGAAAGGGAGTTTTGTTTTGAATGTAAATCTAGATATGAATGTATCTCCACCAAACACAGTAGCAATTTCTAATGATATTGGATTAACTTTTCTTTGAAAACCTGTATCAATTGTAACATATGAATACATCTGTCCCCATTGGTTTACAAATGAATTCTTCATAGAAGCATAATAAGATACTACACTAATAGGTTTTTCTTTACCTGGAGCATTACATACACCACTACTTGAAATAGTTCTTCTAGATACATCTGTAATTATAGAATTTCCTGCTACAACAAGACTTGGAGTTTTACTAGGAAACTCTAAAGCTGTAACTGGATTACCTTCTCTATCTTGTATAGTTTTAATATATACAGAACTTTCTCTCTCATAGTTATTTACATTGATACCACCTGGCTCTCCAACAGATTGAACACCTGGAATAAGGTAACGAGCAAAATCAATTGTTCTTTGTTTAATTCCAAGGTTATTATCTATATCTCCAGAATAGTCATAGTTAGCTATTGAGTTATATGAATAAGCGTAATTCTTTCTTGTAATACCATTAGTATAGATTGTTAAATATGCTTGATATGCAGTGAACATTGCTCCAGCATTAAAAGGACTAGTAATACTAGCTAAATCTCTAGAACTATTTAATGCATCTCTTTGAGCGTCTTCTGTAAGCAATTTATATTTAGCATTACTTTTCACTTGAACAAAGTGTGCTCTACCAGCACCAAACATTACATTCTCAAGTTTTAATACATCACCTAAGAATGGTTGTCCAAAAGAAGTTTCTGGAGAATTAAATATTTGTCTGTAGTTTAAAATTCCTCCAGTAAAAGCAGGAACAGGTGTTTGCACTCCACAGTTAAGTGAAGATCTTCTACTTCTATTAAAGTTTACAACTCCAAGAGGTTGAATTTCTTGAGGTTCTAGATCAGAAACTGCATTACATTTACATACTCTATACCAAGGATTATCACAATCATCACCTGTGTTTCCACCAACATTAACTATTGCTTGTTCAGTACTACAACCACCACCAAAGATGGCACTGTTACCATCTATCCATGGATCAAATAACGTGAATAAAGTATTATCTGAAGTGAAGGGAGATGCCCAGTTTGCTCTATATCCTCTACATCCACGACATCCACTTATAAAATATGAGTCAAAGTTTGCAGGACCAATTGTTGCAACACCAGTTAATGTTGTAGGTCTAGTTGTTGAACAAAATTCTAATGTTTGTCCAGCAACCATATCTTTTGTACCAGTTTGATTTGTGTTAGGATCGTTAAATTGAACAGTTCCACTCACTGTACAAATAACTAACCATGGACTAGATATCTGATTGTATGCATTATTACTTGAATTTAAAAAAGGATCTGCATTAAGATCATTATATGGATAGTTTGGATAGTAAAGAGTTTGATCTTGTCTCACATAAGATCCAACATTACGAAGTATCCCTTTAGCTATAATAGATTTGTTTGTTCCTCTATCACCTCTTACTATCTTGAATGAAACTATATCATCTTTTTGTTCAGCTGTTAATTCTGAATCAATAATTAATTTACTGATCTCTCCAATATCAACTCTTACACCTATAGGTAACACTGCATCATTCTGCATTACAGGAACAACTTGAGTTCCTGAATACACATATATAGGATTCTCAAATATAGGACTTACAAGAACATCTGGAAATTTATGATGTCTAATAGGTTGACCAGCAAGATCACCCCATACATCTACGTTACAAGGATACTCTTCTGTAGATTCCCAATAAGCAAACTCACCATATTCATATGGTGTAGCATTACCAATAGGATCTCCTGTTGCAGGTCCTATAACAGATGCTGTATTATATATCTTCCAATAAGGACTATAGTTTGTATTTGGTTCTGGTTCACCAATAAAATCATTATCAGTAACAGGAATATTTGGAAGAGCTTGTTCTTGTGGGGTTATTACTCTACCAGGAATATGAAATCCATCTGTTTGTTTTCCATTCTTTAATAAGAATACAATCTCAAATGCATACACCTCATCACGTAGATATCCACGTAAGTTTGTAGCATTTAATTCATCAGAATAGTTTTCATCTTTAGGCACTCTATATGTTTGCCATTTAAGATTTATTTGACTAGCAATAGATTGATAGTTAAGTCTATCTATAGATGTAAGGTTGTCCCATACAAGTATATCTTGTACAGCTGTTACATCTTGTGCAATATCATAATAAGGAAACTTCTCAAATATGTCAGCAATTGTTAAACGAATGCTATCTACATTTTGACCTGTGTATACCACTTGGTCAGTATCATTTTCAATGAAGTATGTGCCTACTAATTGTACAGAAGTTATAGCATTCACAGTGGTAATAACTGCTAAGTTATAATACTGATATTGTCCTGAAATATCAAGATTTGTAATATCAACTACAACTGATTTACCAACAGTGTAGTTATAATTAACTGTTGTAATAAATGGATCAACAATAGGTGTAGGATTGGTAATAGAATAGTATGATGTAAATGAATTACCAGCAGCATCACAATATTGTATAGCAAACTGTACAGTTCCTGCTTTTAATTCTCCACCAGTAATTACATCTGAAATAGATAATTCTGGAATACTAAAATTAGGTTGTATCTTTAATTGATTACAATCCACCTGATCAGTATATTCAGGATTACATAAATCAAATGCAGGATCTATTATATAAGGAATATTATTAATATCTAAATATCTTCTAGGATTGAATCCATCTGTCCAATATATCTCTGTAGTACAATTTGTAATTTTATGTACAGTTTTCTGTATTGGATATTTTGTATTAAAATTAAGACATAGGGCATTTACTAATATATGATAGATACAATCATTGTTATCCATATAGCCAATCTGACTATCTCCTGTATTAGGATTGGTAATAAAGAATATATGTTTGCTTTGTTCTGAAATAAAATGATTACCTATCAATGTAAACCCTTGTGGGAAATTTACACAAAGTTCATTCCCTTGCTCATTCTGATAATTAACAGAACTAGCATCAAAGTTTTCTAAGGCAGCATTTAGTGCATATGTAAGAGTACCTGGTTTAATTTGGTTCAAAGTTTGATCCATATTTAAACCAACAGTAGCATTGTTATATTCTAGTCTTATATTGCCTTGTTCTTTTTCTTCAGCCATGAGTGTTAATTATTACGTCTTCTACCATATCTGTTAGTACGGTTAGGAAGTTCATACATATTAAATCTATTAAGGTCATTCTTGATCCTTCTTTGTTTCTCCCAAGGAGTTTGTTTCTTCATTTCAATCTCAGCCATGATATAAGATTCTTCATAGGCTTGTTTATGATACATCAACTTCTGTTGTAACTGATTGAAAGTTTCATCATTAGTTTGATTTGTAAGAGTTTCAAATATCTTAAACTTAAGGAATGCTTCTACATACTCTCTAATACGATAATTGTCAGGAATCAATTGATTTCCTATCTCATCATACTCTGTAGCATAGAATATTAAATGTACAACACCACTTCTAAAATTAGTTACAAACTTATTATCTCGTATATCAAAGCTATCATAACTAGCAGCACCAGGAGTGAACTCATGGATAGGAGGAGCTTCAGCATAGAAGTCCCAAGCATTTGTATACTCCACTCCACAGTTTTGTCTTGCAGAGATGTTTCCAGGCTTAAGTAAATAGTCATGGGTGAACCCTCTAGCAACAGTGTTATTTGTTTTGTAAACAGCTTGAACTAATACAGGCATACATGTACCATCACATTGTGGAACTTGACAACCAGGTCTATTACAAGGAGTTCCTCCAATAGTTAATGGAGCCACTTGGATAGTGGTAGCAGAAGCTGCTTGTGAATAAAATGAATTAGCTGATTGATATGGATATCCAGCTACCTCTGTAGTCATCCATGCTTCTCTAACAGCATAAAAGTTATCAGGAAGTCTTGCTTCAAAGTCTTCAACAAATAAAACTTCTTCACTAATTACATAGGTTGTTCTACCTAACTTCTTTAGACATTTATCTAAGTAGGTAGGAAATAACAAATCGTCTACAGCACCTGTATCAAAATAAGATTTTAATTCTTCTTTAACAGTTGAGTAGACAGGTTCTGGGCTAATGAAAGCATATTTATAATAGTACGACATAATTTATTTTTTCCATTCGTTGTAAATGTGTTGATACTTGTCGCTGGTTTTCAAGTAGTGTGATAAAAGTCTTGAGGTTAATCTAGAAGGTTTGAAATACCAAAGGTCAGAATTTTTAAAACGTGCTGTGGTTTTAAACCACATCCAACCAAAAAAATAACCTTCTGTATGATAATTAAAATTATATATAACTTTTCCTTTCTCTTTAGTCTTTTGCCAGTCGATTGGTAGGTTAACAAATTCTTTTCCATCAGCTAGTTTTATCTTTCTTCTTTTCTTTTTATTGATAGAGAACTCTCCAAATCCATAAGGCAGCTTTGCTTTCTCACCAGTCTCTAAAATATACTCCTTAAAGAATTCATTGTATGTGTAGATAATATTTCTCCACTCATCATATGTAAGGGTTATAGAGGGGTGTCTTTTGCAAAACTGATTATAGTTTTCTTTGCTAGAAGATCTCCAATCAATTTTTGTTCTCATTAATTAGTTGGTTTTGAGTTTGGTGCTTGACCATCTATTCCTTCTTGACTAGTATCAGTTTTAAGATTGAAATATGTAGACAATAGTTTCTTTGATGTTAATTCTAAAACTTGTTGTTCTAGGTATCCAGGAAGAGGAAATTCTTTATCTAAAGGATTCTTACATATCTCATCGATAGTATATTCTGGAGTTCCGCATCCACATTCTGGATACATGATTTCATTTTCAACATCTTCCTCAAACAATGCAACAAATCTAATTGCTTTAAGCAAAGGATTGTTTACATATAGATATCCATTAGATATCCAGAAGTATTCTTCTTTCTTAATGATAGGAAGTTTTAAAAGATTTATATATCTATTGATAGTTATTTCTTTTAATTTCTTTCCTTGACCACTCATAGCATTAATAGAATATACCCCTTGTATTACATATTGGTAATTACCTTCTGATATACGTGGAAGTTTAAATCTAGTTCTAGCTATAGAACAAGGATCTACATAGTTGCAACATTCAGAAATAGATACCTCTATCATCTCTAAACAAGGGATGGTAGTGAATAATGTATCAGTTGCCCAAAGCTTTCTAAGATTGGTCTCTCTCTTGATTAATAACAAAGAGTTATTTCTTATCTCAGATGCGATTGCTCTATCTGTAATAAGACTATCTGTAGAAAGTATCTTGTGGACACTTCTAACATCACTGACTAATTTTCTTAATGTTGCCATAATTATATTCGAGTTTCAAACTCTGCTATTTTACCTAGGTCATAATCATAAACTAGAGCAAGAGCTGCACGTACTGAGTGTACGAAGTTATTATCTAAGTGCCATCTATCTGTTCCAGATAAGCTAGGCATTTGTTGTATTCTTACACCTTTGACTTCTTTAGCCATGTAGTGATGTTTATCTCCTGTGTGCACCTCTCTGTATTTAGCATTACCAAATGATTGACTATATTGAGGATGTGTTGCAAACAATAAAGGAAGATCTTCTAACTTACAGTTACCATGGTGCCAACCAATAAATGTATTACCTAATGTGATTCCTTTAATAGTTGAATGCTCTCTTATAAATTCTACATCAAGATCTTTCTTGAAATATACATCTAACGCATGAGCTAAATAGAAAGACTTAGTTCTATCATGATTACCTTGTACTAGCACTACTTGTACAGTGCTAGAATGTTGTCTCAACATATTGATTGTATCTACAAGAACAGCGAATCCTAATTCATATTCTGAATGGTAATCCATTATAGTGTCCTGTGGTGTACCATTTGTAGTTTGATGTTGATAGTTATCAGTATGAAAGAAATCATTTGATATAGGCAACACTACAGTGTTTACATTGTAATTAGCTTCCACTTTATTAATCAAAGACTGAGCCACATTAAAATATCTCAAAGCTCTGGTTGATGGATCATTATCACCATCTACTGTTCTCTTAGCTAAATGATAATCAGATATAGATATTTCTACATCTACATAGTCTTTACTATTAGTACGATCTACCTTGGTAATTGATATGTTTGTGGGTTTGTAGTTTTCTAAGAATCTAGCAAAGTCTTCAGGGGAGTAGTCTTTTGCTTGTTTTAGTTTTGAGAACACTGAGGAAGTAAACTTCCCACTTGGTAACATCTTAGACCAGTAGTTGGTTATGATGTATTTATCTAGGTTTATCTTGTGTAGCTTAGCTAGTTCAAGATCATCTTTAGGTTCATGGTCAGTTACAATTGTACTTTCTATTGTTCCTCTCTCAACATTCACCTTTCGTTCTTCTGTATAGTTTCTTGTAGGTTCTGTATCTTTTTCTTTAAGCTCTCTCATGAGCTCATTCACTTCATATTCACTTATTCCTAACTTCTCTGCATAGAATTTTTTACTCTTCTTCTGCGTTAATAACTCTTCTAATTGACATAACAAGCTTTGATTTTCAGACATATGTATTCATATTAGTTAAAAAATATCGTAAAGATAAACAATTGTTTTTATATATTCCAAATAATTTTAGTTAGAGCTGTAATTATTTATAATCAAATTAGTTATAAATAAAAACTCCCCAGACAAATGCCTAGGGAGAAAACCTTGTAAAACCAACAAAACAAGAGTTTTTTATAATCATACAATTAAAGAAACCTTTCTTTTTTCTTTATCATTCTATCTTTGAATTCTCCTTCTGAAGAATCAATAACTAGATCCATATATTTTTTCCAAGCTTCTAAAGTTTCAAATTTAATTCCATCTGTAATAGTAAACTCAGGGAAGACATCTTCAATAAAAATATCTATAGTGTAATCTTCTCTTTTGATACAAGCTCTTTTACCACTTATACTCATAGGAGATTTTGATTCCCAAGTATCTATTTTACCAAATATTTCTAGTCCATCTAAATCTTTAACAACTATATCTATATCATGAGGAGTAGTTATTAATTTTAAATTCCAAAAAGATACACTTCCTACAAATACAACATCTTCTTTAGCTTCAGAAATTTTCTTTATTAATTCTATCATGCACCACAAGGACCAATATAACTAACACTTCCATCTCCACCAGTTATGCTACTTGCACAAAAAGCTATATTTTGATAGTCATAAGCTGTTTCCATACCTGGTTGTCCTGCACAATCTATATAATCTACATATCTATCTTCTCCTGAAACACCAGGGCCAATTAAAATATATTCACTACAAACTAATGTAGTGGTAGTTGTGGTTGTACTAGAAGTAGAACTTGTACTAGAAGTAGAACTAGTTGTTGTTGATGATGTTGGTGTAGTTAGCACTACATTAACATCTGTAAGACACGCCCCTATAGAAAGTATTCTAACGGTTGTTGTATAGTCAGGTACAAGTGAAGTGGAATATCCTGCTAGCAATGCTGCTCTAGATACTCCTGTTTCAAATGGAATGAGATATCCATCTAAGTTTGAATACAGGTTGAAGGGGCCTGTATCAGCCCCAGCAACTGTTAATGTTATTAATGCTGTCATATTATTTTATTTATTGGTTTATATTATTCTGGACATGGTCCAAGAATGTTAAAAGATTCACCACCTCCACATGTAATAAAAGGAGGCAAAATACCTTCACCTGCTAATGCACAGAACGGTTGCTCAAGACCAGCTACAGGAAGCTCAAGAGTTGCAGGATTTCCAGAACAATTTATAAATGCTATTGAAGCAAGACCAGGAGTTGTTTCACATGCAGTAGTTATATCAACGCTATATTGTGTACAAGTTCCAACTACAGGTGTTGCGGTAGTAGTTGTAGTTATTGTTGAACAACAAGGAACATCTGCTAAATCATAAGTAGCTGAACCATCACCATCAGGAGCTGGAGTAATTACGATACTACCATCTTGAGCACAAACATTATTTGGTCCAAGTTCATTTGTAGAACCATCTGTTAATACTCCTTCACAATTTCTATATTTGAAATTTGTTATACCTGTCCAAGTTGGTGTTCCTGGGTTAACCCAAGTAACTGTTTGACAGTTACACTCAACTGGAGGTGCTTCTGTTGTAGTGGTGGTAGTTGTTGGAGCCACTGTAGTAGTTGTTGTTGTTGTAAACTCAGTACAACATCCTCCTAATGTTACAGTAGAACCACCTTCACTTATATTACATAATCCTCCTGTTATAATATAAATACTTATAGGACAATTTGGAGTTGAAGTATTAAGAATACATATATCATTTGGATAAACACCTGCTACTGTATAAGGTACTCCTCCAACACAAGGTGTTTCTGGATCACAGAAACCATGCCCATCACAATCTTGATATTGTACATAAACTGTACCATCATCAGAAGCATCAATATCAACTTGATCTATAGTTACTGTTCCATATAAACAAGCACATGTTGTTGTTGTAGTTGTTGTAGGAACAGATGTTGTTGTACTACTTGATGTACTTGTAGAAGTAGAACTACTACTAGTTGTTGTACTTGTACTAGAACTACTTGTAGTGGTAGTGGTTGGTGTTAAACCAACTGTTATATCAATAGAATTTGTACATACACCTACAGAGGTCACTCTAATTATAGTTGTTCCATCAGGAACAGCAGATGTTGTGTATCCAGCTTGTAAAGCTGATGCAGATACATTTGTTTCAAATGGTGGAGTATATCCACCTACATTTGAAGAAAGATTGAAAGGACCAGCGTCCCCACCGATTGGTAATACCAATGTTATTAATGTTGTCATGTTATTTTATTATTATTATTATTAGTTTAATTATATACAATATCCTGAATTTATTACAACCCCATCTGTACCAACATATATCCAAGCATATGTTGGACCTGGTGTGATAGTATAACCATAATATGTAGGAACTATAAATGTAGTAGGGTTAGTTAATCCAGGTCCATCATATATTGTCTGACCAGGATTAAGATAAGAGCTTGTAGCATATCTTGTTGTTATTAGATCAAGTCCAGCAGTAATTGATGCACAAGCTGCTAAATTAGTCTCACTACCTAATAGGGTCATTGTTATTGCAACAGGACCAGATGTAGTGGTAGTTGTGGTAGTTGTAGAGCACGATCCTGACATACTTGTAAGTGTAGGATTGCTGTCACTTATTATACTTGATGCACATATAGTTTGTTGAATACCTAAATAAGCTATCGATACACTAAGTGGAATATTTTGAACACAATCTACATATTCTACAACATGTATTGGATCTCCAAAATCTACAGGAGGATTTATTTCATATGCTAAACAAGTATATGGTGGTGATGTACAACACTCACTAGTTATTGTTATTGTTGAATCTTCAATTGGTGAAGGGTCTTGTCTATATATTATAGGACTCTCTCCTGATTTTACACATGTAGTAAATGTACCTTCTAATGAAATTGGTCTTACATTATAAGCACCACTACATTGAATAGATTGAACTTCAATTCCTCCTGCTGCTACATCAATTGGACCTACTACAATATCATAAACATAACATGGACATGTTGTAGTAGTAGTAGTAGTTGATGTAGGTGGTACAGTTATAACTCCATTTCCTGCTAACTGACAACTTAAAGTGGTTGTAGTTGTTGTGGTAGAACTAGTTGATGTACTAGTAGAAGTGCTAGTAGAAGTGCTGGTAGAACTAGTGGTAGTTGTTGTAGGATCTGGAAGTTGATTAGCAGTTCCAGTAAAGTTACAATCAAATAATGTGGTGGTCGTAGTGGTTGTTGGACAACATATATTAAGCTGATTATTAATTCTAATAATATCTTCTCCTATAATCATTACATCCTCAGTGATATTTGTTACCTCTTCTTTAAGTATATCTACACTAGCTGTAACATTACATACAACAGTATCTAACTTAGCTAAGATTGTATTTAAGTCATCACAAGTTTTTATATCTGTACAAGGAAGTGGAGTGCCATCATATATGAAAGCACTCGTTCCTTTTATTGTTGTATTGTTTATATTAGAGCAGTTAGCCATTTTTATTTATTATTTTATACTATACAAGGGGTAAGTAAAGCATTAGTTGCACCATTATTATTATTTGATGTAATTTCTGTTGCACATATTGGAACCATACTTCCACCATCAGGAACATTTACTGTTTGAGGATCTCCTAAACAATCTAAATATTCTACTGTATGAAAGGTTCCTGGGTTAAATACAGGAGGATAAACTTCTACATTATAACATTGTGGTGAAGAAGTAGATGTAGTAGTACTTGTTGTTGTAGGTGCCACTGTAGTTGTTGTAGTTGTAGTAGAACATATTGGGAAACTAACTATTGTGCTATCAATTATTTCTACAATTGTATAGGTTCCACTATAATCAATTATATAATATCCATCATTAACTAATCCTACTATACATCCTATTGTAGAAGAATAACATCTATCTCCTATTCCAGGAACTGGTACATTAAAATATACAAGATAAGAAAAATCTATAGAACATGTAGTGTTTTGTAAACAAATTTGTGAACTACATGCATCCACTAATGAACTAATAAAATCAGGAATTAAATTAGTTCCTCTTATTGGTTGATAAAAATAATCATGTGTTTCAGCAGGATTACATGTTGTGCTAGTTGTTGTTGTTGTAGGAATTATTTCACAATTTGTAATATCTACAATATAACCATCAACAATTTCGGCTATTTCACAAAATTCATGATCTGTAATATAGAATCCATTAGCTAAAGGTAAACAATCAGTAACTAGTCCAGCATAAACATATTGTCCTATATTAAATGATCCACTTTGTCCAAACAAAGAAGTTTCCTGTTGTATATCAATTATATTATTTTTTATAAAATTACAAGCATTACATGCATCTAACAATGATCCAGTATAATCTACTTGAATGTCATCATATGTATATGTATTAAAATAACTAACAGTGACTAATCCTCCAGGTCTAACACACAATGATGTTGTAGTTGTAGTTGTAGGTACAGCTGTAGTGCTAGTTGTTGTTGAAGAACTAGTACTGGTTGATGTACTGGTAGATGTACTGCTAGAAGTTGTAGTAGTTGTAGGTTCTGCTGTTGTAGTAGAACTAGTTGTACTAGAAGTGCTACTAGAAGTTGTTGTAGTGGTAGGAATAGCAGTGGTAGTAGTTGTGGTGGTTACTTCTGTAGCAGATCCAGTAAATTCACAATCTAATGCTACTGTAGTAGTAGTTGTTGTAGTAGATGTTATTTCTTCAGCAGTTCCAGTAAATGTACAATTTATTGCTAACGTAGTAGTTGTTGTAGTGGTTGATGGTGTACAAGGACCTGTTGGTGTAACTATAACAGTTACAGGAACTGATACAGGACTACCTGTGTCAACACAAACATTTGACTCTCCTGGTGGTAATATAATAGCTGTTTGCAATCCTGTAGCACAATCAACTACGATTATAGCTACTGGATCACCTGAAGTGTTATTTAATGAAAAACCTTGACAAGGTATAGCAGCTGTTGTAGTAGTACTAGTAGTAGTATTACAACAAGCATCTAATGAGTTATCAATATTAATTATATCACCTTCAATGTTTATTATCTGTGTAGTGATGTTATTAACTTGAATAGTTAATATATTAATCTGCGTTAATAGATTGCATATGATCTCATCAATCTTTTGTAAGATTACATTAAGTGTATCACATGGCTCAGCTATTATACATGATAATGCAGGGCCATCATATGCAATAGTACTAGAGGCAGTTAAATTTGTTGAACATGGATCATTGCTATTACAACCACTATTAGTAATTGTAGAGCTACATCCACAAGGATCATTTATAACTACATCTGTGCAGCAAGGATTGACTGGTAAAAAAGGATATGCCATCTTATTGATTTATTAAGGTCTGTATTGAATATAATTATATGCCCCTGTAGGTGTTAAGTTTGGTGTACCATTTAATCCATTACATAAATATATTTTTTGCCATACACCTGAGCCTACACCTGTAATACTAAATCCTGATATAGAACCATAATAAGTTTCTACAACATAAGGAACCATTCTATTATAATAGTTCGTAGTGATTCCAGATACTACAGATAAATAGTATTGAATCAAACTATTAAGATCAACCAACTTTACATAGTTTGTAGTGACGTCAAGAGCAAGAGCAATTAAATCAACTTGTAATTGACAAACTTTATTAATTATAGCTTGTACAATAGCATGTGTATCTGATGAAGCTGTAACTCCTGATAAGCATCCAATACTATAATCAGCATTTAATATAGCAAGATCTGCAGCAATAACATCAACTTGTTCTTGAAGATCACAAGTAGATTTTATAAGAGCTGATAATATATCATTTAATGAAAGATCCCCACAAGTAGGAAGATTTGCTTGAACTAAATTACAAATGATCTGAGGATCAATGATAGGATTAATCCCTGTACCATTCAATGCAGATGTAAGGAATGTAATCAATGATTGTTCTACAAACGATAATGAATCACCTGTTTGGATTCCTAGGACAGGAACATTTATTCCTGTATATTTAACACATCTGTCAGAGACAATCTCTGTACATCCGTTATAACAATTTGAGCAATTAGACATATTATTTATTTTTAAAAAGTTTATTATAAATTTATTAGAATGTTATTTCAGTAACATTATCAGATGTTTCATTACTAATATACAAAGCTGAATTAAATAAAACTATTGCATTTGGATCAACACCTGTTGTTCCTAAAATAGTTCTAACTCCAGAAGGCGTTATTTTTGAAACATTATTACTAGATAAGCTTGTAACATATAAATTTCCTGAAGAATCAATTGTTAATCCAACAGGAGTAGGACTAGTTGTTGATAAAATAGTAGATACTCCACTAGGTGTAATTTTTGAAACATTGCTAGAAGTAATATTGCTAGTATAAACATTACCTAAAGAATCTAAAACTATATCAAAAGGCTGTACTCCTGTTGTTCCTAAAATAGAAGAAGTTCCTCCAGGTGTGATTTTTGAAACATTGTTAGATAAAGAATTTGCTGTATAAACATTTCCTATTGCGTCAACAGTTATTCCTTGTGGGGAGTTACCAGTTGTACCTAAAATAGTAGATACTCCTCCAGGTGTGATTTTTGAAACATTGTTAGATGTACGATTTGTTACATATAAGTTTCCTGAAGAATCAATACATATTTTAGATGGATTGTTACCAGTTGGAGCAAAATAATTAGAAACTCCAGAAGGTGTAATTTTAAAAACACTATTATTATTTGTATTACAAATGTAAAGATTATCTGAAGAATCAATAGTTATTCCAGAAGGAGATACAATTGAAATTCCTAATATTGTAGAAACTCCAGCAGGAGTAATTTTACTAACATTGTCTGAATAAAAATTTGCTGTATAAACATTACCTAATGAATCAACAGTTATATCTAAAGGTCTATCTCCTGTAGTTCCTAAAATTCTTGACACAGGTACACGAGTTGTTGTAGTGGTGGTTGTTATATCTGGAAGTTCATCAGCAGTTCCTGTAAATGTACAATCTAGTGCAACAGTGGTAGTAGTTGTTGTAGTTGGTACAACAGTAGTAGTAGTAGTGGTTGTGCTACTTGTACTAGTTGTTGTACTGGTAGAACTAGAACTACTTGTTGTTGTTGTAGTTGGTATTGCAGTAGTGGTGGTAGTTGTAGTACTTGAACTAGTTGATGTTGAAGTAGATGTACTGGTACTAGTGCTTGTACTTGTGGACGTGCTAGTTGAACTTGAACTAGTAGTAGTGGTAGTTGGTGGTATAGTAGTGGTTGTACTTGAGCTAGTACTAGTTGTAGTGCTAGTTGATGATGGTATAGTGGTTGTACTTGTTGTTGTACTACTAGTAGAACTTGTACTTGTTGTAGTTGTAGTACACTCATTTGTGTTCATCACTACAATGTTTGGTGATACATTAAGAGCCACTATTGTGCTTATACAAACACTAGATAGTCCTTGTAAAGTTATTGTTTCTGGTTGTCCTGTATCACAATTACCAATCAAGAATGATTCTGCAGAAGTTGCAGTGTTATATAGTATATATGATTTACAACCTGTTAATGTAGTGGTGCTTGTTGTTGTAGGATTAGCCACTACATCAATCTCACAAGGATCCTCTAAACAACGTTCTGGTTCATTACATCTACTAACACAACCCACTGTAATGCGTATAACTCTGCTAGCTATCATAGCCACAGAGTATTCATGCACATAGTTAGGATTACAATACTTGTAAGTAAGTATCCTTCTATATCCTATTAATTGAAGAATGTCACCAGCAGGTATAGGTTGATTCAACATGTATGAAACATTGTTGTATAAACTATTACCAAGCTCGGCTAACTTGCAATCTATTTTTTTAAGTAAAGAAGGAATGTTTGCACATTCTGGGCAATTCGTTAGTCTTGGTGATAACATAATATCAATTTTATTTATTCACTTTAGCAGCACATGCTGCACACACTCCGTTTGTCAATTGACAACCGCACCCTACATTAGCTCCACAGCTTGAACATTGTGCCATAATTAATAAAAGTTTAATTGGTAGTTGTTACCTGAACAACCACAGTTGGATTTAAGAAAATTGTTTAACATATTATCTGCCTGAGCATATAATGTATTTGATTCGAATTCTGCACAGTTGTTAGCTGCTGCAATAGCTCCTTGAATAAAGAAGTTAATTGTATTTAATGTTACGCTAGATTGAGTTTTAAGGGCCCTATCGCACTCCATCATATTTAATTGAAGGAAAGCACTATCAAACTTTTCTTGAAGCCTATCAACACGTAATATTGTTTTCTCCACATAGTTTGCATATGCAGGAGCAACAGAATATTTTAATCTGTATATTCCATCAGGAAGAGGTTGATTACAACCAGGCTCTGTAATTTCTAAATTAGATGATGTAAATACATTTAATTGGTCAGGAACAAAAGGTAAAATCTTGGTTCCGAATCCTGGTATTTCAATCTCAATAGATGGTGCTGAGACCACTGGAGGATTGGTAGGATATACAGAAGCATCTGCAACACCAAGAGTATTAACATCATAAGTAGGTACTACTAATATATCTAATTGTAAGTTTGCCATGTTTGTTTTATAATAAATATGCCAGAGGAATATGAGTAGTATCCTCTTTCCCCTGGCATAGGTTATTTAATAATATTTTACTTCTGCTTATCCTTAAGGAATGTTAGTAGAAGTTGTAGTAGTAGTAGGTGCAGGAGCACTAGATGTAGTAGTTGTAGTTGTAATACAAGCATTGTTATCTAATACTGTTCCTAAAGCAGCTTCTAATACAGTTTCAATTGCAGCAGCAATACCACTTGTTACAGAGTTTGGAGCAGCGATGATCACTGTAGAATCTTCCATAATGTAATCACCCCATTGATATGCAGATTTATCATATTCATTGAATTTGATATAGTACGTATCATATGTAACACCACCAGATACCCAAGACTCAAAGTTCTCATTGTAACCGTTCATTCTGTAAAGGTGTTTCAAGTAACCAGCTTGGTAGCTGTAGAAGTTTTTCTCTAGTTGAGCAATCTCAGCAGTTTGTCCTGTAGAATATGAAGCACGTTGAGTGATCACAGGTTGAGCAACAAAGTTACAACGATCTGCAACAATAAAGTCAGCAGTAGTAGCTGGACCAGCATAAACAAAAGTTCTGAAAGACATTCTGTCATATTCAAAAGGGAACGCTGCAATATCACAAGGTTGTCCATATACGGTCAATGGTTTTCCTGTAATACGAAGGATAGTTCCACCTACATTTTCAAATGTATAGAATGTAGAGAAAGAAATGTTATCAGGGTTGTTTCCTGGAGCTTTTAATTCTAATTGATAGATTAACTCATCAATGATAGTAGA